TGATGACTGGCGTAAAGTCGACGCCGTCGACGCTGTCAGCAGCCGCCGTAGTCATCCGTCCAGGTGGGCCATATCGAGCGGGGTCGAGCGCCGCGAGCATTGCGAGGATCGCGGACCGATCTCCATCCTCCGCAATAGCCGCCAGACGCTCCTCAAGGTCTTCCACAGACGGACGAGACCAAGCCCCACCCATCGCGCCAGTCGACGACGTGCCGCGTGCCTCAGGCTCCCACCGTGCGTGGGGTGCCATGGTCAGTTCGATGATCATTTTGGCGGCAGCGTTGCGTTGATTGCCGTCGGCGTCGACAATCGTCATGCGCTCGGATTCGGTGAGGTCTCCGACGACGTCAGGGTTTCCTACCGCCTTGCCATACTGCACGCGCAATATGTGATCCGAGGCGTCCCGCATCCACCGCTTGAGCGGGAGCCGGTCAGACGCCCGACCAGACCCAGGTCGAGGAGAAGAAACCACGCAAGCACCATACCAGTCGCTGGCACGCTTTTGCAACCCCCACAAAGGCCGAACCCCACCCTTTGCAGAATCGCAGGGGCAGGGTTCACGAGCAGTTGCTTGGGCTGCACGGGGGCAGGCTAGCCGATGTCGACAGGTTCGGCAACTGTCGCTGCATCGGCAGCGCGCCACTCATCGAGGGGGCAATCGGACCGCATCGCATCATCCACCAGCATCCTCAGGACCGCCGAAGCAGGACAGCCCCTAGAGGCCAGCCAGTCGGCTTGTGCTGGCGTCAAAGAGACTTGGCAGGTGTGAGCACGGCCGGATGGTGCAAGGCGCTTGGGGCGGGTCTGGCGAGGCTTGGCAGGGTCTCCCGGCTTGGGGTTGACCCAGCGCTTGAATTCTTGGTTCTCTTTTGGGGTCTTGATCATGGTGTCTCCAGAAAGAAAGCCCGCCAGTGCGGCGGGCTTGGGGGGGGTCAGACGGCTTTGGGCAGGCGAATCCGCGCCATGGTTTCGCCAAAGATGCCGGAGGCGCTGTAGGGGGCTGCAACCTCGGACCACGCTTGCCACTTGTAGCCGTAGCGAGGGTCTTGGTAACGCGCTCGCTTGAACCATTGGCCGTCGGCCCGTTGGGCGTGTTCAATGCGGCCCGTGTAGTCGCCCGTGTAGCTGGTCAGAACTTTGGTCATTGTGTCTCCCTTGCGAGCCGCTTTGTGCTGCTCACATCCACACTATGCAGCACAGACGCTGAAGTGTCAAGCACAGAGGCGAGAAATATTTCTGGGGGCTTTGCAAAGCCGGATCAGGCGTGACGGGTGATCTGTTGAGAGATCACCAAAGAAAAAACCCCGCCGGAGCGGGGTTGGTTTCAGGTGTGCCAAGCTGGTTGGCTGTGAACCCAATCAAGTGCTTCGTGAAAAGAGGTCCAACTCTTTTCGACTCTCTTCCCGTCAACAAAAACGGAGTAGGTGGGTTGTGACCACATGTACTCTCGGCGTTCGTTGATGGAGTAGTTGATCTTCGTGCGGTTGTTGTCGTTCATGGTGTCTCCCTAAGCGGCTTGCGTGCCGTGAGCCCACTATGCAGCACAGAGACTTCTCTGTCAAGCACTGTTGTGCTAACCGCATCAGGAAGCCGGATCAGGCTTGATCTGTGATCTGTCACCCCCAAAAGAAAACGCCACCCTTGCGGATGGCGCTTCAAACCTGATCTGAAACTGGGGAGACATCAGGACCAGGTACGGGGTCGAGCCCGTGGGGGGAGGGTACAGGTCAGGCCAGGCCAGTCAAGGCCAGTCGATGGGCAGGGAGCAGGTAGGGGGGCTTCCCTCCGTAAGGAGGAGAGAGAGAGAGGATCTCTCAAAACTCTCCTATTATAGGGAATCCAGACCCCACTGTCATGCACAGCGACCCCCCTTCTTTCCCGATTCCCTGTCAAAAACAAAAGCCCCCGATTTCTCGGGGGCTGTTTTGGCTCGGGAAGGAAGGAAAGAATGGCAGAAAGGCTTTCACACTTTGAGAATCCGCACTGCCTTGCCGGTTCTCCCTTCGCCAGGGACCGACTCTACCGCGATCTCCTTCTCTTCCGCAAGCCGGTCGACCACTTCCGCGATTGTGCGCGCTGTGAGCCTCCTACAGGCCCGCAGAAGGTCAGACCAGTCCAGACCTCCACTCGACTGGCGAAGTGCGCTCATAACGTATCTGGCTTGCGCCTCTGGGTCGTTCCAATCAGGTCGTTGGTTGTCCGCTAGGCTAGCGGCGAAAGTCTCGGCCGACTCTTCCGCGATGGCTACCGCGACTCGGGCGATCTCGCCAGTCACGCACGGACAGTCGGATTCCGGTTGACCTAGCGTGGCCAACACCAACGCCACCCGACTGGCGAACTCTGGCAGGCGAGCAAGGACCGCGTTTGGAATCTGTTTGCGTGTCCCGTCTCGCCTATGGTTGTCCGCCTTGACCTTGCATTCAGTGAGGATCAACCTTGCGTCGTCATCGTCAATGACGTTGATCGGGTCGTAGACCCTCGACACGTCCAAGCCGTTGCTACTGCAATCAGGCAACGCCAAGTGCCATGCCTCATGCCTCAATCGGATAGCTGCTACGGCAGCTCGCACCTCAGCAGGGATGCTCCCATCGTCGCCGCGTGTCTCCGTTGGTTGCCACTCTGGCAGGACTGATTGCGCACGCATCCAGACGTGCCGACCAACGAACCCGTCAGCGACGTCGGTTGACGTCAACACGCTGTGCAGACTCTCTGGAGTCGTCGATCCAAGCAGCACCACGACAGGCGCGACAAGATCGATCTTGCCGCCGCCTTTGACCAACGACAAAGCCGGAGACCACTTGTCCGTTCCCTTTGTCGACAACTCCGTCAGACTCTGCTTGATGTCCTGACGATGAGAGGCAGCCCTTGGACCCATCATGTTGGCCAGTTGCATACCGTATTCGTCGAGGACCATGCACGTTGCTACGCCCGCGTTTGTTGCAGTCCTGACCCCGTCGACGAACGATGGTCCAGACGAAAAACTGTTAGGCCCACGCAAGGCAGGCCATACGTCATCGAGCACGCGAGACAGGCAGGACTGTGGACGATTCTTACCCTCGCCTGACGACGCCAGCGACACGACATACAGCGACGACGTAGAGCGCCGATAGATGAGCCGTCGACCCGCAACAGCCGACCCAAGCGCAATCAGCGCCGCAATCGTCAGGCCAGGCTGTGCATGGTCGGCACCTCGGATGACCCAGCCGGAGAACGAGTCGCAAAGACCGCCAAGCGCCCTCACGTCGTTGAGCAGCCCCCATCGTTCGCTATCGCGTTGCTTGTCGGTCTTCTTCTTTGGATTGTTGACGACGTCGATCACTTCATCGGCATCAAGGTAGTATCCAGCGTCGGAGACCTCGACAGGCTTGTTTGCTGGATTGCGTGGCTTGTCAGTGCCTGCCTTGATGCCGCGAGTGATCGTCGACATCGATTCGCGTTGCCCAAGTCCACAAGCAAGCGCAGACGACAGCAGCCGATCAGCAGCAACGCCAGGCGAGAGATGACCCGACCCGACGATCTGCCCGATCTTGAATGAGGCACGGATAAGATTCTGATTGCGCCCCCCCTCAGACGTCGACGACACAGACAAGCACTCTGCATCAAGCGCCTTCTCAGCCCATGACGTCGACGTCAAACGGAAGGAGGACTGCACCAACGCCACCGTCGGACGCGGCTTCACTTTGTCAATGATCCACTGTGGGAGCGGTACCGGATCGATGTCGTTGATCCACGCGTAGGGGGCGCCCTCGACAACGGACGGAAAGACCAAGATGTAACCGCCTTCGCCGCGAGTGTCGGCGTCGACATGCACCGCATTTGGAGACCCCTTGGCAGTGTTTGGCAAGCGCATCCCATCGGGCATCTCGTAGATGTAGTGCCACCCTCCCGACCTTGTGCGAGCCGTCCACGTAGTCGGCAAGAGAGGCATCAAACCACTGACAGGCGCGTCAATGTCGACGACGTACAAGCGTGATGTGTGTCCTGTGGCAATGGCCACGTTGGCATCAGGCGAGTGTGTCCACCACGTCGTGATCTGTTGCGTGTCCGTCGTAGCGTCCTTGCTCCCAGCCGATCCAGCAAATGGAATCTTGGTACCAGGCGAGCACGGAAAAACTGGGTAGCCACGTCCTGCATACCAGAGAGCCGCTTCAAGTTTTGTCATCGTCATTGTCATTGTGTCTCCCGTTATCAGAATGGAATTTCTTCGTCGTCAGACCACGTCGATGCCGACACAGGTAGCGGGTCTTGGTCGGTCTTGTCGCCATGGTGCACCGTCGTCACCCGGTCGTACTTGCCATCTTTCTCGACGTCGATGGCAATAACCGGTTTCATGTATCCAAGGCTCAGAAGCTCGACGGCGTCGTTGACGTCCTTTGGGAATGGCGTTCCCACATGTGCCTCCCACCACTGCGCTGCCTTGCGCCAAGCGAATCCGCCTTCGTCGTGTTCAATGCAGATCCACTCACTCGCGATCTTCTTGAGCGCAAGATCGCCCGTCGGGTAGTAGTCGATCCGCAGCGTAGGACGGGCTGTGTCGTCGCCGCGTTTCTCATGCCTTGCCCACTCGACAGACCCGACTTCATGACGCTTAGGCGGCATTTTAGGAGCCTTGGGAGGCAAGTCCAAAGACAATGCAGGCAACGCCGACGGCGCCTGATTGGCCTTGCGGATAACCGCTGGCCACTCGTAGCCGCAGTGGTCGCACTGTCGAGCCGATGCAGCACAACAGGCCATGCATTGCGGACAGATCTTGACAGGCGCGTCGCCATCGCCGTTGCTCTTAGGCTTCACCTTGACATCGTCAACAGGCCCATGACGGGCGATGTTGCCGCCGTAGTCAAGCAGCAGACAGTCGCGTTTTCCTTCCGCGATGCGCATGCCTCGCCCGACCATCTGGACGTAGAGCGAAGGAGACATCGTCGGACGGACCAGTGCGAGCACATCGACGACAGGCGCGTCAAACCCCGTGGTCAGCACGTCACACGACGTGATGCACCGTAGAGACCGAGCCTTGAAGAGACCGATGATCTGATCGCGTTGGCCTCGGTCCGTCTCGCCAGTGATCGTCTCCGTCGACACACCGATCATCTGAAGCGCGTTACGGAGTCGCTTTGCATGAGCGACCGATGTCCCGAAGACAAGCGCAGACGTGCGACCGGCATCAAGTTGGCGTTTGACATCGGCAGCAACCGCCTCATTGATCTTATCGACGTCGCTGGCCAATTCCAGATCGTTGCTCGCATACTCGCCAGCACGGATGCCCACACTGTCGAGGTCAATCGACGCAGTGGCGTAGCCTGTCGTGACATGAGACAGCCAACCGGCTTTGATCAAGCGCACGATGTCAGTCTGATAGGCAACCGATGTGAAGAGCGCGTCATCGCCTTCTGTCAAGTAGCCTTGCCCAAGCCGGTAGGGAGTTGCCGTCAGGCCAACAAGCCTCATGTCAGGGTTGACGTTCCGTAATGCTGCAATGGTTGCATGATATTGAGTGCCCGACGCCGGACTGATCAGATGCGCTTCATCAACGATCATGACGTCGACGTGACCCATCAGACTAGGCTTGCCTGCTAGCGACTGGATGCCGCCAATCGTGATCGCGTGTCCGTACTCCCGACGCCCAAGCCCCGCCGACACGATACCGACATCGGCCATCGGGTAGATCGAGCGAACTGCTTTGGTGTCTTGCACGATGAGTTCAGAGCGATGGGTCGCGATGACGACGCGGCAACCGTAGTCCGCAACCAGACGACGCACGATCTCGCCAAGCGTCGGAGACTTGCCAGACCCGGTCGGCATAACGATCAGTGGTGACGCTGGTCTTGACGACGTCGACGGTGCCCGATCCCAATAGGAAAACACGGCATCGACTGCCTCTCTCTGGTAGTCTCTCAGATCCATTTGCTTGCCTTCTCTTTCTTGCTTGACAGGTTCTATCGAGTGCCGATAGAAGTCAAGCAACAAGGGAGACAAGATGCAGATCAAGAAGTTGGCGACGGTCATAGGGGCAAGCGCACCGAAGATCGTAGTGTACGGAGACAGCGGCATCGGCAAGACCGCGTTGATCGGCTCATTGCCTGGACGTGTCCTGATTGCGAGTGCGGAAGCGGGCTTGCTGTCGTTGTCGTTTGTTGCAGGCGATGACCGGTTTGACGTTGTCGAGGTCAACAGCGTTGAAGACCTGATTGAGATCCATCGTCTGTTGTCTACGTCGTCACATGGCTACGATTGGGTCGCGCTCGACAGCGTGTCAGAGATCGCGGAGGTTGTTCTTTCCGCAGAGAAAAAAAAAGCAAGCGACCCTCGCCAGGCATATGGCGCCGTCATCGACAGGATGACAGCTGCTATGCGTTCGTTTCGTGACCTGTCAGTGGGCGTGTATTTCTCCGCCAAACTTGCCAAGACACGCGACGATGCGACAGGCCGCGTTACTTATGGCATTTCAATGCCAGGCGCCAAGTTGGGTGACGCGTTACCCTACTTGTTCGATGAGGTCTTCCGTCTTGTCGCCGTCGACGAGATCGCAAGCGACGGCAAGAAAGCCGCTGTCAGATACCTTCAGACTTCTGGTGACGCCCGTAGCGTTGCCAAAGACCGTAGCGGTGCGCTTGCACCGCTCGAGCCCGCCGACCTCGGAGCCGTTGTGGCGAAGATGGCGGCATATGCACAACAAGGACAAGCACAATGACAGCAATAGAAGCAACCAAAAGGATTGAACGAATCAACACGATCTTTACCGAAAAAGACTACAGCATCGCACAAGCAGCAAAGTGCGTCAGTTGCGGAGAAAGAACACTCCGTAAAGTCTTTGAAGAAAAAAACATAAAAGCAGGACAGGGGAAGATTCTGATGGTGAAGGGGCAGACGTTGGTTGATCTTGTCAACGAATCAAAGGCGATTCACGACGAGATCGACAGAAAAAAAGAAGCACAGAAAGCAGAAAAGAAACCTCCCAAGCAAACCGAAATGAAACTTAGCGACACAAAAACAGATCGTCGTGTCACGATCAACAAAGACCTGTTAGAGCAATGCACGTCCATTGCCATCAAGAGCGATGACGGAGACACGACCGCATTGATCAACCGCTACATTGCAGCCCAACTAAAAAAGGTGAACTCATGAACGACTTTGATAACGATTCCCTTGCACTCGACTTTGACCCCGCACTTGTGGAGCGTCGCCCGTCGTCGTTTGAGCCGCTTCCGGCTGGCGAATACCCGATGCACATCAGCAAGATCGAAGCGAAGAAGACCCGCGACGAGCAGTCGATCCAAGCCGTGATCGAGTTGACTGTCATTGATGGCCAGTACCTCGGACGCAAGGTCTGGACTCGCCTCACGATGAAGACGATCCGCACTGACGAGAAAGGCAAACAGTCTTTTGAGATTGGCCAGCGTCAGATTGCAGAGTTGATGGATGCCGTCGGCATCGTCGGCAAGAGCCTTGCCCCGCTTGTCGGTTGTGACGTCGCCGTCAAGTTGAAGGTGCGCCCAGCCGCCAACGGATACGACGCCAGCAACGACGTGGCAGGCTACAAGCCCATGACGTCAAGCAAGCCCGTTGCCGCCGTTGCAGCGCCAAGCAATCGACCTGGATTCATGGGCCGCAAGTGACCGAGCAACGGAGCCCCCGCATCGTTGATGCGGGGGCTTTTCTTTGGAGCGCACATGAGAGTTTGGTTCGATCGAAAAACAGGGGCAAGAACTTCGCTTGATGGCGTCACGCTACGAGCCATCCGAGGTGCACGCTCAATCCCAGACGTGGCCCGCTCAATCGGCTGTAGCGTCGCCAGCCTGTCAGTGTGGGAGACGGAGGGTGGTTGTCCGTCGACAGAGTCGATCGAGGCACTGCGTCGATTCTACGGTGCCACACTTGATGACGCGATCACTGTTGAGTCATGGGTCGCAGCAGAGACGCGACACCTTGACGAACGATTCCAAGAACGCATGGACGATGAGGACGCACAATGATTATCTACCTCGACACCGAAACCGTACCGTCGTCACGTCTTGACGTTGCAGAGCACATCGCCGCCAAGCACTACGACCCCGACGACATCGCCAAAGCCGCCAAGAAGGCAGCGGCAGACCTCGACAAAACCTCTTTGTCCGGTCTGTTTGGCGAGCTTGCTGTCATCTCATGGGCCAACGACGACGACGAGCCCTGCACCCTCGTGCGCAACTTCAGCAGGCCAGATGGTGAACGCGAGATGCTTGAGGCGTTCGCGGAATGCGACGTAGAGGGTGACACCATCGTCGCCCACAATGCCGAGTTTGATCGGAATATGATCCGTCAACGCGCCATCGTGCTCGGGGTCAAGTTGCCCCGCGTCTATTCAGCGATCGACGTGAAGCCTTGGGATTCGCGTTGGCGTTGTACGATGGCCATGTGGACCGACAGCCGCATGGGTCGAGTGAGTCTCGACGATCTCTGCTTGGCGTTTGGCTTGCCAGGCAAGGGAGGCGTCGACGGCAGCATGGTCGCAGGCATGGTGCGAGCGGGCCGCATTGATGAGGTCGCCGCATACTGTGCCGACGACGTGCGACGGGTGCGAGCGATCTATCAACGGATGGTGCGATGACCGAATCTGAACACGTCATCCAATGCCAAGCAGTGCAATGGATTCGCCAGTACACGCCCTACGTTGTCTACGCGATCCCCAACGGCGGCAGCCGTGGACGTCGACAAGGTGCAGCCCTGAAGGCTGAAGGCGTCTTGGCAGGCATTCCCGATATCCACATCCCAGCGTTGAGTCTCTTCATCGAGATGAAAACCGCCGTCGGCAAGGTGTCGCCAATCCAAAAGGAGATGCATGAGCGGTTGCGCAAGGACGGCCAGATCGTCGAGGTGTGTAGAAGTGTCGACGACGTGATCCGCGTCGTCATGATCGAGATGGCTCCCAATGTCCCGACACGCCAGCCACTCAAGAAGGTGAAGCCATGACCAAAGCCGAAGCCCGCATCGTCGCCAGACTTGCCGCAGAAGTCGAAGAACTCCGCAAGGAGAACGCTCGCCTGTCCGGCGTCATCCGGTCGTTGATCACTGCCAAGGTCATGGCGTGCATTGCGCTTGCAGAAATCAAGGCCATCGTCGACGAGGTGGAGTTATGAACTCATCGGAACAGCAATCCTACGAGACACCGTGGAGCCATGTCCGTGCCGTCGAGCGTGACTCGTTTGGTGGCGTTCCGTTTGCGCTCGACGCCGCCGCCATCGCTGGCCCACGCGTCTGCCACGATGTCCCAGACATCGTTACCGCCATCAACTACGTCGCAGGGGTGAGGAGATGATCGACCTCCGCCTAGGCCGTTGGCAGGACACGCTGGCCGACGTGACGACGTGTGATTCGGTGATCACGGATGTGCCGTATAGCGCCCGCACGGTGAAGGGGCATAGAAGCGGGACACTCAAGCGAGACAAAGGGGGCGCCGTCATCGGGCGTGGGACGTTGGTCGATGACGCTATCAAATATGCCGGGCTGACGGAGGACGAGACCCGCGCCGTTGCTCGTTGGTCGATGACGCTCGCCCGCCGATGGGTCGTCATCTTCTGCGACCACATCCAATGGGCATGGATGGCCGACGAGGTGCAGAAGGCAAAGTGGATGGGTTTTCAGCCGATCCCATGGGTCAAGTCTGACGGAGGAACCCCAAGATTTACAGCGGACGGCCCATCGTCGTCGTCAGAGTGGATCTTGATTGCCCGCCCTCGTCGTCGGTGCATCACGAGGTACCGAGTGGGGCACTACGTCGACCAGCCCCGCCAGGAGCATAGCGGCATCGTTGGCGCCAAGCCGCTTAGCCTCATGCGCGCCATCGTCCGCGACTACAGCGAAACGGGTGATCTGATCGTCGATCCGTTCTGTGGCAGCGGCACAACCGCGCTTGCCGCCGCATCAGAAGGCCGTCGGTGCATCACGAGCGAAGAGCTCCCGACCCACCATGAGATCGCTCGCAGGCGTTTCGCGCGGGGCTACACGCCGGATCTGTTCTAGCTGTAACCGCATCCCAAAGCCCCAGAAAATAAACCTAGACACAGTGCTTGACAATAATCAGGCACTGCGTAGAATGGACTCACGGCGCCAAACACGGAGCCGTAACAGGGAGACACACATGAGCAACTACATCGTCAAAACCGCCGCCGCCGCCATGCCCAACTCTTGCTGGGGCACCTACCGCCGCGTGGCCGTTATCGAGGTGCAAGACGGCGTGACCGACGTCGCCATGATCTCCAGCCGCGCCCGTGGTGTGATCAACATCGTCGCCACTTGGGAAAAACTGAACGTCGGCCAGACGTCGCGATGCGCCTACCGCCGCGCCCTTGCGGAAGCCCAGCAAATGGCAGCCGACCTCAACAGTTCCGGCAACGCCAGCGACGCCGTCATCAGCGCCTGACCCGCCCCCCCACAACCAACACCGCATTGCCCCGACAGCCGGGGCTTTCGGCGTGGGAGATACACATATGCGCAAATGGGAACCGATCGGAATCTACATCGAGAACGACGAACGCGACGAATACGAGAACGCGCCAGAGATCGAGTGGGATACCCCGATCTCAGACGACGAGCTTGCCGAACGCCTCGCCTGGTTCTGGATGCCGAAAGAGGAAGAACAATGAGCCCACGATTCCAAAAAGCCATCATCCGCCAAGCCGCCCGCGAGGGCCTGCCCATGTGGGCTTGGTTGCTCGCCACCTACCACCGAGAGACGACCAATGCGTGAACCTGACGACGACCGCGACGAGCCAACCGACGACGAGATCCAAGAACACGTTTCAGGAATGACGGACCTTGACATCGAGATCGCCGACCTCATGGTGATGGAATCCGACAGAGACATCCTCGCATGGGCTCGCCACCTGCAACGCCGTATCATTGAAGAAATCTTGGAGGCACGCGATGACAAATCCCATGACGATCTCTCCTGAAGAGATAATCAGACGCCAAATTGCCCGCGCCTTGTCCGATCTTGCCGACGCATCGGCAGCCCTGCGAGTGGCACGCGAAGCCGCCTACGATGCATCCAGAGTCGCGACGATGCCAGGAGTCAGGCGAGAGGCGGTCTTTTCCGCAATCAACGAACTAGCGGCGCTCGTAGTCGCAATCGACAGAGTGGCAGCAGCGCAACGGAGGGTCGACAATGAGAACGATTGATCTCTTTGCAGGTCTCGGAGGCTTTTCCACGGGTGCCGCAATGGCCGGCGCCGATGTGGTGTGGGCGGGCAACCACTGGCCAGCCGCCGTCGATCTCCACCAGCGCAACCACCCTGGAGCCATCCACGTCTGCCAAGATTTGCAGCAGGCCGATTGGTCACAGGTGCCAGACCACGACGTCATGCTGGCGTCGCCAGCGTGCCAAGGCCACAGCCGTGCCAAGGGTGCCCGCAATGGGCCAGCGCAAGACCTGTCAAGGTCGACAGCGTGGGCTGTCGTCAGCGCCGCAGAGGTCAAGCGCCCGCGCACCGTCGTCGTGGAGAACGTGCCGGAGTTCCTGACGTGGACGTTGTTTCCGGCATGGTCGGAGGCAATGCGCGCCCTTGGATATCATCTCGTCTCGCAAGTGATCGACGCCGCCGACCATGGCGTGCCGCAGAATCGACTGCGGTTGTTTGTCGTCGCCAACCAACGCAAGGCGTTGTGGCCGACCCTGCCACGCCGCGCCCATGTTCCAGCATCGTCGATCATCGTTGACGACGGCGCCCGATGGTCGGCTGTCGACAGGCCAGGCCGTGCAGCGGCAACGCTCGCCCGTGTCGAGGCAGGCCGACGAACTCATGGCCAGCGGTTCCTGGTGGCGTTCTACGG